CGCCCTAATAAGATAACCGAGCAAATAGTAAACTTGACTGACTTATATTTTAAAAACAGAAATGCGCACTTTCTATATGGTGATGAAGATTATATAATCCAGCCAGCAGACGAGGGAACAGTAAGCGCTATAATATCGGATGACAGTGAGGAAGTAAAAGCCCTATCTGGTAATAAGTTTTTTAAATCCACAGACTTAGATGGTAGTGGCTCAAATATAGCTATGATTTCACAGGACCAAGAAAATAATAGAGTGGCGCAAGGCAAGA